CAATTCTAAAGTTTTTATCCTCTCCGGCCTCAAACTCTTCTGGGAATTGAATTTCACTTTCTTCAAATAAAGTCCGTATCGGTAAGACTACGGCATCGTCAGATACTGGAATACGTTTATCTCCAGCATCGAATACACTTAGTTCTGTAATAGCCCAAGTGTTTACTTCTCCTGTTAGTTCATTATGATCTTCTAGATAATCTATTGCACCTGTACTTGCTTTAGCAGTACCTTTCTTAGCTGCTTCCCAAGTTCTAGTTGCAAGTTCTGAGTTATCTAGTTCAGTTTTCATCCATAGACCATCATTATCTACTCTAGTAACTTCGGCAGGTGTACCTATCTGCTTGACATTCTTCATTCTCCTCATTTGAGGTGAGAACCCATGCATGTATAACGTGGGTCGCTTATCGCCAACCTCAATCATGAAGTTTGTTCTAGCACTTAGGTACTGATTAAGTCTATCTTTCTTAGCAGGACTGCCAAATGGAGCAGCTAATACTTCTATAATACGCTTCTCGCCTTCGAGCACTGCTCTTACAGTACCGGCTGATCTATGCTTCATTAAGACTTCCATAGCTTATTCACCTTTGTCTCTAGTTTCTTGATTAGTTTAGATACTTCATCATCCATAACTTCCATAACTCGTTTCCACCCAGTTTGTTTATGAACTTCTGTTTGCTGTTCCCCATGTACATAACCTGCATACGTAGCCAAATTGCCGATCTTTAGATCAAGTCCGTGAAGCCGATGATACCATTTCCTTCCCAATCTACCAGTTCGTTTACTTGTACTAATGGGAGGTGGATACTCACCAGCAATCTTGATTACTTGCTTTCCTAAAGGATTTAAGCGTTGTTTCAATAGTTTTTTAGGTCGTAAAGCTTTCAAGTCCTTATGAAGCTCTCTAAGTTGAACAGGATTGATCTTAATCTCTAACATGGAACACTTTATCAATCTCTCTAGTACTGGAAGCACTCTCTAGGCTACTTCTGATAGCTAATTGTAGTCGAGCAGGTACTTCATCTGTTTCAAAAGGCACATTAGGGTTTTCTCCTCTCTTTAGAGCTTTCTTAGCCTTTCTTTTCCATGATCTAAGAGTAGTATCAACTTCAAATACTTCTTCAGGGGCTGCAAACTCAGGCCAGCCCATTTGTTCTCTAGCAAACTCTACTGAGATAACTCCAGCTTTGATTGCTGAATTCAATCTCCCCCATATCCTGCTTGAGTCCTCTTGGAATATCTGTAACTGTTCTGGTAAGAATTCAAAGGTAACTGAGGGATCAATCCTACGAATAAGGTCCGAATTGATAACGTCTGCGTAGTATTCCCCTCTAGGGATAACAAAGTCTTCAATAAAGAACTTGCGTGCTTCTTGTGCATTAGCATAGGTAGCATCTTCCATAGACCCTACAAGTAGTTTAGGAACTCTATAACCCACGCAAATATCACTTCTAGCCTGATCTCTGATCTTGACCATAGCCATCTTTTCCATATCCAAGGCTATTGTCTTAACTGTTAGTCCTCTACTAAGTCCTGCAACCTTACCCGCTTTCTTAGCTCCTTTGAAGGTCTGATTGAACCACGTTACTAATCGGTTCAGTTCCTCTTGAGGTACATCCTGATCTGTACTTATGACGAATGCAGGAGTAGCATTATTCTTAATAAGAGCAATTATATAGTCATTAGACTCTTTTTCTAGGTCTGTAGCAGGTTTAATTACAGTATTTACAGCAATTCCTGCATCTAAGTCAGAATCGGGGTTATATTCTCTAAAATAGACTATTTCATCCCTATTGAACTTATTAACTATGGTTCCTTGTATAGTTTGAGTAAATTCTTGAATTCCACTACGATTACTCTTAATACTAATGGTATTAGCAGCTAAACGTTGTAATATGTCTCCATCAATCAACCAAAACGCTTTTCCAAACATTAATAGGTCTATTTCTGTTGCAACGATAGTTTCTGCATAATTAGACTCTATACCAAAAGTATTTAGCATAGTTATGATATCATGGTTCTCTACAGTCTTTCCATTCTTAGTGAGTTGCCAAGGTAAGTTAGAAAGTTCAGTACCTCGAATATTCATACATGCAAAAGCCCACGCAGACTTAATATAAGCCTTATTAACAGCGCCCCTGCCTGTAGTGAGTTCGTAGCCTCCCCCATACCAACGAGGATCATCTACTACCCTAACACCTCTTGGAGTATATATCTTGTCTATTCCCATAAATAAATCTCTCCGATTCTACTTATCTCTTAAGCAAATACAAGTTTACCCATTATACTTTGGTGAAGCATTAGCATTCTAGCCATAACTGTGTCATCATGTAATCCATAGGGTGCACTATAAGAAGTAGTACCCAAATACTGACTAGTTTTCGATTCATAAGCTTCTAATTCTCTAAAAGCTATATCATCCTTCAACCATTGCCAACTTCTCTGTTCAAAACACAATTTCAAACCTTGAACTATTCCTGCCTTACTTGCACTCGTTGTATTGAACCCTCTAACTGAGACTCCATCTTTCCTTAGTTGTTGAATGTTAGGAAGTCCCATTGCGTTCTGTTCTGCTAATAATTCAACCTCTCTCCAATCAAATAAACTTATTATTCTCCTTATTTCTACTAACTGAGCAGGATAATCACCTTTGAAGCGATAAAGCATCAATTCTTTAGCACAAGTACCACAACCACAACTCAGAGCCGTATAATCATGTACTGACCCCCAATCTAGTCCTGCTACTATCCTATGCCCTCTGTGATCTTGTTCATTCTCCATATCTACGAAGTCTTTCTTAAATAACTTGAATACTTGCCCCTCTCCCTTAACAAACTCTCCTAGTATCTCTTGTTTGTGGTTCTCTACTGTCATACCAGTAGTCATCTTGTCTATTGCTTCCCGTGGCATGTGAGGATTGTCTAGAGTACTGAAGTTAAAAACAGCCCAGTTCCCGTCTTCATTATTCTCTGCCATAAGATATAGACTATAAAAATGGTTCATAGGCTTTGGAGAACTAATAAACCAACAAGTACCATTGGTATCTATTAGCATTGGTTGTCCTACACGCTCCCAGATATCAGGATTCATGTAAGCGTACTCATCTAAGATTAGAAGGTCTGCATAGTCTCCTCGAAAGGAATCAGGTTCATGTGCTGTCTGACAAACTATAGAGCCTCCATCCTTCCAAGTTAGAGTATTTGTGGTTCCATGTCTATTAATAAAACCAGATTGTATTGCAGGGCGGAGTACATCACAAGTAGCATCGAAAAATACTTTTAACTGTTTACTCTGTGGAGTACCATAAATAACCTTTCCACCCTCTGAAGCTACTTTTACTGCTTTTATCATAGCTAGAGTAGTCTTACCTGCCCTTCTACCAGTGACTATAACCACTCTCTTTTTAGTACAATCCAATATCGCTTGTTGTTTAGCGTGTGGAGTAGGATATTCAATTTGTAAGTACTTGTTTTCTACCATAATTTAATGTGTCAGTCTCACTTCAGTACTCAAAAAAAGTTGTATCATAATTCGATTTGTACTCAACCTTGAATAAAAGTGGGCTTCATGTAGCCCTTGTTTGTCTGTACTGAGTACTGTGGCTCCTTTAGATTAGTTGTTAGTTCCAACTAGTCGAGGTGAAAGCGGGCTAGTACTCACCCTGTAATGCTAGTACTCATGTATAATGTCTTCTAGAGTAATATTTTACATTTCCCCTGTACTGAGTACTCGTTTCTTGTTAGTACTTGGTGAATGTGAGTACTCATTTGGTGAGGTGAACTATCCAGTACAGGGTATTATTGAGGATTTATGGTTATTAGTCCTTATTCATAGCGTGTAACTACTAATGAAGTGTATCCTCTTCCTTATCTACTTCTTTAGGGAGTACTGGCCCCTTTTTGATACTGGTTACAGGCTTCGCATCCGGTTTAGGTACCATTACTATACCCTTTATATCGTGTACTTCTACAACATCAATTGGTTGTTTGTAATCTTCCTTACGTTTCATCAACAGCCATTTCAAAGCAGTGGCAGGTGTACTCATTACCTTATCAATAGCCTTACGCTCTGCTTGTCCTTGTGCTACTGATACTGCCTCATCGAACCCAACTTTATCTTTTCTCCAAGCATAAAAGGTACTTCTACTAATACTAACCATACCACAGGCCCCTGTTATTGACACACCAGCTGAAAGAGCCTCAAGGATAGTATCTGCTCGTTCTTTAGTATACTTAGTTATTCTGCCCATCTCTCCTCAGCTTTAATATATGCTTCCGTATAGTAGCCATTGCTAAAAGATATATCTCTATCTCAGTACAACGCAACTTCTTCTTATACATTATCTATTCATCCTCCCTAGATACTTCTGTTTCAGGGGGGTTACATCCCCCGCTTTTGATTTCATCCTCTTTATAGTGTAATACACTGATGATTTACTACACTCTAAATGATCTGCTATCTCTTGAATAGTGTAGGAAAGCATTATCATATTAGCTACTATGACCTGTTTATCAGTAAGTCGAGGCATTATCCTATTTACTCGTAGCTCAGCATCAATCTTTTCTTCTACTCTATCTCTATAGCTCATATCTTTCATTAGCAGGAAGGCTTTTTGCATGTTCTCTAGCTTCCTGTTCATACTTGGAAACACGCCCCCCACTCACTTGCTTAGTAGAAGTGGGGTTCTGTATATCATTCGCTGGAGAAAGCGGTTCTTCGCTTTCGAGTTCTTGTTCTTCTGTGTCCTGAGAACGTCCGTTCGATGGATCATCAGCTTGTGAATTACTACGAGGACCGGAATCTGTATTCCCATCAAGGGAATTCAGCAGGTTCGAGTGATCGTCGCTAGTACTTAATACCTTATCTCTTTTATAATCTGTTTTAATATGATTCTCTGTATCTCCTACAGAAGTCCTCTGTATTTCTGCTAGAGGTGTCTGTATCTCTGACAGAAGTACTTCCTTATCTCTAACCTCTGTTTCTAACTTAGATGTTATATAAAAGTGAAAGTTTCTACCTTGTCCACCATCATTTATACATTTAATATACCCATCTTTCACTAACAATCTAGTGTGAACTTTGATTGTTGAAATAGAGATATTGAGTGCTTCAGCCATTGTGCCTTGTGATTCATAACAACCCTTGGCTTCTTCACTGAATCTAAAAATTCTACCATAGATAGCGGCTGTTATCAGTCCATACTTCTTTGTAAGAATCTCTGGTACTGGTGTATAGTAATCCATTTTTTCCTTATAATTATTAAACTTCTTCATTTTTATTCTCCCATATCAATCAGGATTTCCGTGACGATTTCCTGAATTTTGCAATACTTGTTAATACAGGCCTGTCCGAATTTATCTACAGACTCGTTCATCGGTGACATAAATGCGCCGTGAGTTGATGGGTTGCTGACCATATCAAATGCGATCAGTTCAAAATCTTCTTGTACCTCAGCTGCGCCAGCGTCGTTTTCCTCTACAGAACCTAATCCACGAGATGAAATGCCTATCTTAATGCCGGATTTTAATAGTTCCTGTAAAATATTCCCGGCCGG